AGGTGAGCCTGAACCGCCGCGCCAATTTGTTGCGCCATTGGGTTTTGACCAATCTGCTCAGCAATCATCGGGTCTTTTAAGAAAGAAGTGTGGGCCGCGATATGGGCTTCTTGATCTTGATACATGAAGGCATGTGTTGGCTCTCCCTTTAAAAACCCCATGTTCTCCGTAATAGGGTCGAGTGGCTGCTCGTCCTCTTTCATCGGCACAAGTTTCTCAGCGTTCTTCACCCCCAGAACCTCAATCATCTGCCGGTGTAACAGTGGTAAGTTGTATATCTGTGGTGCGCCCTGAGCCAACTGCATGATGGCCTGATACTGCATGATCCTTTGCGCCATCGTGGAGCTATTGGGATCACTTACGGGTATCACTTCAACCATATCGTAGTCGGACTGTTTGGCTAGACGATTGCCGTGCTGTGGGTCGTACTCATACTCCATCGGAGCGTAGTCGCGGATGATATTTTTAAGGAGCTTAAACTCCTGTTTCATAGAGTAGTGAACACGCGCTTGAACGGCGCTCATTACTTTAAGCTGTCTCTCAAGTATGGCTAGTGTTGTACCAACCGGCGCGTTGGCGCTCATGTCGCTGACCTTCATATCAGCAATCGAACCCAACCTACGGCCTTCTTCTGTTATGCGTTCTAGCAGACCCGCTAGAACTTGCGATGGCTCCTTATAAGGAAGAGCCATGATGTTGTCGCGCACCGTACCAGACGCTACGTCTACATCCCTAAACTCGCCGGGAGCGATAGGTGTGTCGTCTCCTTTAATCCTCAGTCCTCTGGTCTTCAAACCACCAGGGAGGTTGGACAATGTTCCTGCATCTACAAGCTGGCGAATCAATGACGTGCCCGCACGAGCGTAGCCGCCGATCAGGTGTACAAAGCCAAATCCATAAGCACCAAAACCGGGTATGTAGTCATACTGAACAAAGTGTTGTCGCTTGAGTTTTAGCTCGTCATCCTCTTCCCAGTTTCTATAGATAGCCAGTACCTTATTGCTGCCTTTGTCTATGCTTACTATATAGGGTAGAGCAATGCCATCTTCATCCTCATATCCGGGCATGTCGTAATCAACTTGGATCTCGTAGATTTGATACCGATCATCATCTGTCAAAGAGTAGCCTTGGCCTTCGGCTTTTTTCTTCTCTACATCGGTGTGTATCTGTACGGGTTCGCCTAGATCAATGTCGCAATAGAAACCTGCAACCTGTAGCTTTTTGACATCGTTCTTGGTCTTACGCATGGTGTGCGTAACCCGCTCCGCTGTACGCGCTCCGCTGGAGCCGTAGGGTATAACGATGTCTTCAGCCGGGATAAATACTGAGGTCTGCCGACCTAAGCTGGGGTCGTAGTACACCTTCTTAAACGCCGCGCCAGCCAGACCAAGATTGAACAACATCCGCTCATGTTCTGGGCGGTACTCGGGCATCGTCTCAGTGAGTTTAAAGTTCATATCCTCCCGCACGCGCTCCGCAGCTTCTTCTTTGAGCCTGTCAATCGCACCGATAATCTCGGTCTTTACCGGGCCAGCAGCGGGGAATGTCTCAATAATTGTCTCGGATTGGAACCGAATCGCTGCTTCAGTCAAGACAGTAGAGTAGACCCCACAAGCGCCATTCCACGGCTCAGTCCTTTCCTCGTACTTCATCCCCAAGACCTCTAGTCCTCGGACAAACATCTCCACCCAATCCTTGCGACTTGCAATGTCGGAATCCACTAGCTCCATTAAATCAGACGCCACCTTACCCAAATCTCCTTCACTCATGCAGTCAGCAAGATTGACATCAAAAGGCTCGTCCTCTTCAACCACTAGACTTGCTATGCCTATCACTTCCGGTTCGCCAATTTCAATTTCAATCCCACCACCTAAGTCTTCATCTAGAGAATCCATATCCATATCTAGGGGGGTTAAGGCTTTGTCAATGTTAGTTGCCATATATTCTTTCAGTAAAAAGAGGATCGTCTACCCGATTTAAAATATCTAAGTGGTTCTGGCTCGTCACTGGGAAGACGTAAGAAACCACCTTGCCGAAAACGCATAAGTGCAAGCGTAGTTGCATCTACCAAGTCGTCATGCTCCCCGCTAGGGAACGCAGCAATCTCATCAACAAGTTCTTCTGCCCAGCGGGTTTGCGGAATCCACACCTTACCCGAGGCAATTATGTCGGAAACAGAGTTTAGCCTAGCGATTTTGTCTTGCCCTTTGCTGGGAGTGTACTCCTGCACAGGTATACCCATAGAACGCAACTCATAGATTAGCGGCGCTCCAGTGGCTTTTTTCTCAATCAGCAGCCCATCTGGCTCCCAATCTTGGTACTCTTTAAGCACATCTCGTTTTAAATCAACCCACTCAACTCGTTTTTTGTATGTGTTGAGCAAAATAATGTTTGGTAGCCCGTGGTCTTCGTTAAGGTTAAAAATACCCCATGTTGTGCCTGCGGAGTAGTCTGCCCTTTGGTTTTTCTCAAACGCCGTGTCCCAAGTCTGCAAAATATATTCACACTTGGGAGGCTCAGCATGTTCCCACCACTTCCACCAATCCCGCTTGACAATCGCTGACTCGTTGCCTATGGGGTTCTGCTGGTATTGAGCTTGCCATTTAGAGTTAGGGAGTTCTTTTTGTAGTGTTGAAAGCTCGTCCAAAGACCAAAACTGGGGCCATAAAGGATTACCACTGGGCAAAATAGCCGGAAACTCAATAATCTCCCACTCTTCACCCCCTCGTGCAGCAGCAGCTTTGGTCACTTGTCCCGTTAAATCCCGGCTTGCCCACCGAGTCATCACTATAACAATAGCCCCACCCGGCTGGAGTCGTTGTCTTGGCCCAGATGTGTACCACTCATACACCTTATCGTAGACTTCGGGGTTGCTTGCAGCCATTGCTGCCTCTTGCTCCGAGTGCGGGTCATCAATAATCAGCACATCTGCGCCTTTACCTGTTACAGCACCCCCAACACCAATAGCAAAGTAGTCCCCTCCCTTACTTGTGTTCCACCGACCGGCTGCTTTGGAGTCTGCTTGCAGTACAAGCTCAGGAAATATGTCGTGATAAATCTCTGAATCCACTAAATTTCGTACTTTTCGACCAAAACCAACTGCTAATTCCGCAGTATGTGAAGTCTGGATCACTTTTTTGGCTGGGTACTTCCCCAAGAACCACGCAGGTAGCAAATAAGAGGCAAATTCTGACTTGGTATGCCTTGGTGGCATGTTAATGATGAGCCGTTTACAAGTTCCAGCAGCAACTCGCTCAAACGCATCAGCCATCCTCTTGTGGTGTGCCCCTGAGATAAAAACAGGCCACACTCTCTCCACAAACTTGATAAATTTAGTCTGGCAAAGCTCTTTTTCTTTTAGTTTCTCCAACTTAGTAAGCTGCGCTTCTAGTACCCGCAAGTCAGTTTCAGATATCTTGCCAGAACTTATCAAGCTGTTGATATCCTTTAACGATATTTCACTCATCAACAGACACTCCGTTGTTGAGAGGCCCAAGTTGGGCATCCAAATCATCTAGTGGTGTTATATCGGTAACATCTGCATTCATCAGACGTTTGATCCGCTCCTTGATAGAGTTCTCTAGGCTCTGAGAAGAGGTGTGGTGTACTGTAATTTCGCTGCGCTCCGTAAACAGCCCAATGTCGCTGTGTTTCCCTAGAAGCTCCAGTGCTTTTATCTCAATTTTTACGTCTCCGCAGTCTGATAATCTTACTAGCTTAGCGGTAATGTAGTTACGTGCCTGCTGCACATCAGCAAAGGCTTGGAAGTCAAACTCCCGTACCAGCACTGCGGTAGCTTTAGCCCTTGGTGATATGGTCAGATGTCGGGGAGAGACAGGTTTGTTACCCCCGTTAAGTAGTTCCGCAGCTTTATGCAGGTCTGCATCGTTGTAGTCGATGCTCCCTCCAAGCTCTTCGATTAGGTCTACTGTATTTACTGCAATAGCAATCCCATCCTTGTGAGTCAAAGGCTGCTCATCGGACAAGTCAAACGGCAGTTTGTGTTCTGCGGTTGGGTGTATTTCTATCATAAAAGCACCGAGTTACCGGGTGAAAGAATGTGCCGAATGTACCACAAAAATATATAGGGGGTGGGGGGTGTTCAATTTAGAAATGAAGGGGGGGGTCTTTCTGTGGTAGAAAATAATAGGGGGTGGGGGGGAAAATTTTATTTCGCGCTATCGTTTGAGCGGATTAGTATGCATTGGGTCGTACCTCCTGCTGCCTGCCAGCTTGGGGTATAGGGGATGGGTGGGTCTAAGGGTTTACCCTATTCTATAACAATTGTTATCCCTCCGGCAACATAGAAAAGATTGTAATTATCGTTTACATCATTCTAGCGTATTCTCAAATATATGTTACATTCAACCCATCGACAAATGTCGATACCCGCTAGAGGGTTTTCTAGTAGTTAGTATGTTAGAGGGTTTCATCATGGGTAACACAATCATCGCTCCGGTTCTGGTTCAATCGGGCTCTGTCATTCGGGCACGTGAGTTGCTGGTTAACGGGCTCGGCAAAACGGGCGAGTTAATCGAAGGGTATGCGAATGCCCTCACTGCTGAATTCGGTACAGCATGGTACGAATTGATAGGGGTTGACGCTAAGGGTATCAAAGCTGAGAGAAAGCTGTTTAATGAGAAAATGGGGGAAGTAGTTGATGCTAAGGGCAAACCCCGGTTTCTTACAGCAGACGGCAAGCCTACTGCAACACTTAACACCTACTGGCAGCGTGTCAAGGAAGCGGCGGGATATCAGACTGCCGAATCGGTGTCCGGCAGTACCAGCAACAGTGATCGCAATCTGGCAGACTTGAAGACCATCATTAACCGGATTCTTGCCGATGAAGAGAACGGGGTCAATCAATCATGGTCTGATAGCAAGGGCTCGCTAATGGATATCTTTGCTTCCCACGGTGGAGATATTGGGAAGCTTGGCGGCAAGTAAAGCGGAAGGAGCAGGGTTTACCCTGCTCCTGAACCATAACAATTGTTATAGAAAGTTAGAGTATGAGAAACAAACAAAAGGCTTGGAGAGCGCGGCGCAACGGTTCAAATCGTGGTGACTCGTTTCGTATAAGTTGGCTTTGCACTTGGGCGCTCAA